GTAACTGCGCCAGATGTGTCTACATCTGTTAGCTGACCAATTGTAGTTGAAGTAGATACTGTTCCTGCAACCCAAGCACTTCCGTTCCATACTAGTGCTTGTCCGTTGCTAGGTGATGCTACACTTACATTAGACAGGTCATTTAGTGCTACTGCTGAACTTGATGCTTGTGCTGTCCATACTGCGCCGTCATATGTTAATACTTGTCCCGATGTAGCTGTAGCAACGCTAGTGTCTGTTAAACCTGCTAGGGTAGTTGTGACTGTTGGCGTATTTGTAAAGTTAGTATAGTCTAAATAGTAGCTAGGTCCTTGATTGTTTAATGTTGATGCATTTGATCCTGATGACGCTGCACTGCCCCATGTAACATTTCCTGAAATGTCAATTAGCAACACTTGTCCTTGTAATCCTAACGCATCTGGAAAATCTCCTACTTTACCGTATAGTTCAGTAAAGTTTAAATTTGCTTTTGTAAGTGCGCCACGTAGTGTGTCTCCGTCGCCCGAATCGGGACTGCTACCTGTGTTAATTACTTCTTGTGTCATAGTATTTTAATTCCTAGCATTTGTTTAAAGTATTTATCTTATGAGAGAGAATCTAATAAATACTTACACAATGCCCAGACTCAGTTTATATAAACCCGAAAAAGGTCAAGACTACAAGTTTTTAGACCGACAAGTATACGAAATGTTCCAGATAGGTGGGACAGACGTCCTTGTACACAAATATATAGGTACAAATGACGGGACCACCGAAAAGGATGAGCGTCAGATTCAAGATCTACTATTTTTAGAAAATAGAGATAGAAAGTACGATGCAGACATTTACAGTCTAAGAGGCATTTACAATGTACAAGACATTGATTTTGACCTTAGTCAGTTCGGTTTGTTCTTACAAAATGATACAGTATTCTTAACTGTACACATTAACAGTACTGTTGATAGTTTGGGCCGTAAACCAATGTCAGGTGATGTTATTGAATTGCCGCATTTAAAGGATGAACACGCTGCTAACGATTACAGCGTTGCACTTAAAAGATTCTATGTAATAGAAGACGTTAACCGTGCAGCAGAGGGATTTTCAGCAACTTGGTATCCACACTTATATCGCTTGAAACTAAAGCAAATTATGGATAGTCAAGAATATAAAGATATACTAGACTTACCTATGAATGAAGACAACGAAAGCGAAGGTTCACTACGAGACTTGCTTTCAACATACGATGCTGAAATGCAAATTAATAATGCTAACTTATTAGAAGCACAAAAAGATTCTGCTAAATCAGGATACGACATTACAAATCTGTACACGTTAGCAGTTAATGAAAAAGGTGGTTCAGATATATCAACTGTAGACGATAGTTCGCTAGATGCTACTTCATTGGCTACTGTAGATGCATTGAGGAATACTCCTACTAGAGACGGGTACAGCGGATACTTACTCGGATCTACTGATGCTCCAGATGGCTCTCCGTTTGGTAGTGGCATTGCCTTTCCGCAATCACATGCAGAAGGTGATTACTTTTTAAGACTTGACTTTTTACCAAATAGATTATTTAGATACGATGGCGAAAGATGGGTTAAGATGAGAGATAATTTAAGAATGGATCTAAGTAATAGTGATTCAAGACAGACACAACAGCTATCGTTTGTAAACAATAACCAATTTACATATATTGACAAACTTGCTGCTGATATAGCTGTGCTACAAAAAGGTGCAGTTGAAGTGTTAACTGATATTGAAGTAATAGATCCAACACCAAAATATGTATTAATTAAACTTAACTCGTACATGCTAGAGCTAGATACAGTAACGTATCCTTCATTGATTAGCAGCTATGTTAAAAATGCTACTACATTGGTCAAATTAGATTTGCCAGCTGCAATCATCGAAGCAGGACAATGGGAAATTACACTATATAACGATAGAGTTAAACAGCGTCAGAGCTTATCTCAAGCATTGCGTCCAAGGAGCGATAACTAATGCAACATTTTTACGATGGTCAAATAAGACGTTATCTTAATCAGATGCTACGTTTGCTTAGTAACTTTAGTTATAAAGATGGAGCAGGCAACCTTACAATGGTTCCAGTTGTGTACGGAGATATTAGTAGACAAGTTGCTAATATTATTAGAGATAATAGTGAAAACAAGATACCCAGTGCTCCTCGCATTGGATTATATGTTACAGCACTTGAACAAGATCGTGCAAGAACAGCTGATTCTAGTTATGTTGATAAACTACATGTTAGAGAAAGATCGTATGACGAAGCTACTAGTAGTTACTTAAATACCGAAGGGACTTCGTACACAGTAGAACGACTAATGCCAAGTCCATATACACTAACAGTAAATGCAGATATTTGGTCAACTAATACAGATCAAAAATTACAAATAACTGAACAAATTTTAATGCTATTTCGTCCAAGTCTCGAAATACAAACAACTGATAACTTTGCAGACTGGGCAAGTTTAAGCGTTGTTAATTTAGATAATATAACGTGGAGTAGTAGAAGCATTCCGCAAGGAACAGAAAGTGAAATAGACGTTCTTACCTTAACATTTACAACTCCAATATATATAAGTCCTCCTGTTAAAGTAAAGCAGTTAGGCGTAGTAACACAAATTGCTATGAGTATCGGTGACGAAAGTCGAGGTACGATTGAGACAGGTATTAATATCCCGGGTGATAGTATACTATTCCCAGGTTGGGATCAAGCAGGTGGTGAATTAAGTAATGCGTTTACTGATGCTGAGGAATGGAATGTGCTTGCATTAGGCAATCAAATAGAGCTAGTAAATACATTAGGTATACAACAAGCTACAGGATTAGAGAAGCCAAAAGCAAGCGGCGCTCAAGGTGTTTGGACAGGTGTTTTAGATAAGGCTGCCGGGCAATATCGTGCCGGGCTATCTAAAATATTCTTGCGCAGAGGAGAGTCAGCTTCACCAATTGTAGGATACTTAACTCTTAATCCTCTAGACGAAAGAAAACTTTCAGTAAATTGGGATGAAGATACGTTGCCGTCATCAACTTCACTAACTGGTCCTACTAGATCAGATGGCAATATTAATGCTGTTGTTAATCCTGAGCGTAACCCTCCGACTATTGCTACTGGTATTAGATTCTTATTAACTGGTGATATAGGAAGCGCAGCTAATGTTGACGGACCTGACTACTGGAAGAATTCTAATGGTAGTGACTTTATAGCAAGTGCTAATGACATTATCGAATGGAGCGGCACTAGTTGGAGTATCATATTTGACGCTAGTGAACATGACGGTGACCCTGTATATGTAACTAATATTAATCCTAATAGCGGATTGCAGTTTAAATGGGAAGAAGGACAATGGGTTAAGGCATGGGAAGGCCTGTACCGTCCAGGTTACTGGCAACTTATACTTTAAGCTCATATATACTATATGAGAGATAAAATAATATGTAGCGGAGCAATTATATGCTCACTTGAAACAAAGAAATTCTTGTTGCTACAGCGTAATCATGTTAAACAAAAAGGTCAATGGGGACTTGTAGGCGGTACTAACGAAAAATACGAATCGCCGTGGGAAGGACTACAGCGTGAAATACAAGAAGAAATAGGATCACTTCCTAAATTCTACAAAGTGTTTCCATTAGAGTTATTTGTTAGCAACGACGAAAACTTTAATTTCCACACATATCTTTGTTTTGTAGACAAGGAGTTTATGCCTAAACTTAATAGCGAACATTCTGGTTATTGTTGGGTTGATTTTGGTATTTGGCCAAAACCGTTACATCAGGGGTTGCATAATACTCTAAATAATGCTATAATAAAGACTAAGATTATGACTGCTGTTGACGTTATGCAGTTTATAGAGGAATCAGATGATAGTTAAACAACTATGGCCTACTACAATTGCACATTTTAAATGGAATGATCAAGAGTCTCTTGGACAAACTGTCAACGATATCATCTTAAAATTTCCAGACGGTATTGGAGATGATGAACGTCCTGACATAGAAGAATATAACGAACTACAATCTGCGCATAACTTTATAGATCAATCTATGGCAGAATATCTTAGTAAAGATTTTCCACTGCAACAACAATTTACATTTAGTTGGTGGGTACATGTGTATAGAGAAAATGCAACGCATCATATACACAATCATCTAGGTAGTCAATTTACTGGTATATTGTATCTAGCTTCTCCACCTAATGGCGGGGAACTGCTCTTACATGATCCTCGAGGCAATGCTAATAGAGGATATAATGATAATCTAAAGCATATATTTGCTCCAGAAGTTATTAAGCCACAAGCAGGAGACTTGTTTATTTTTCCTAGTTTTGTGTGGCATAATGTTGAACGTGTACACGACATGCGCATATGCATGCCGTTTGATGTATGGTGTTAAATGTTAAAACCAGCTGTATCTTTATCTCTTGAAGAGTTCTATAACTTAGTTAGAAGCCCAACTGCACATCAGAATCAAATGGTAAGTTTGATTGATTCTAACGGACTGCAACACTTTATTGACGAAGATGATTATATTTCTTACCTAGGAAAAATTGATCAACTATTAATGGATGATACTATTACTATAAAAGTCGAAAAGTACGAAAAAGAAATAGATTATAATAACGGAACTGTTCATATTTTTTATGCTAGAAAAAACAGTCCTAGTTTTGATACACATACTGACCCTATAGATATAGTTTTAGAAGTAACACACGGTGTCAAGACAATCGAAGTTAATGGAGTTAGTACAGTTATTCCTCAAGGAATATGTTTATTTGTGCCAGCAAATACTTTGCATCGAGCAACTAATGAATACGAAAGTATCATGCTTTCTTGGGGGTTACATGACAGTACATAATGCTACACAATTACTAACTTATATTAAGACTACAGAAACCTGCAATTTAAACTGCTCACATTGTTTCACTAATGGTATAAACGGACGTAAGATATATTTTAATCCAGTAGACACTGCTGCGTTTGTTAATCGTATAAATGACAAAATGCCAGGATGTCAAATAGCGTTAGAGTTTCATGGCGGAGAACCAATGCTTGCTCCTGTAGAAGACATGCTGTTATTTCACAAACTTACATATGATGTATGGGGAGATAGAGCATATTACGGCATGACTACAAATCTTACGTACAAGCTTACACAAGAAAAACTAGACTTAATATACGGCATATTACATAAGCGATTGGGTACTAGTTACGATCCGTTTATACGTTGGGCAAATCCTAAACAGCAAAAGCTTTGGGAAGACAATGTTAAGCAATTAACTAGTGACGGTGTAGACATTAAGTGCTTTGTAAGTCTAAGCAAAGATATGATACAAGTAAATCCGGGCGATGTTATTGAATATCTTATTAGCCTAGGAATACAAGAAGTTGATTTTGAACGGTTAACGTCTGATGGCAATGCTGTTCGCAATCCTAAAATATTTCCTACTAACATAGAAATACAAGATTGGTATATGCTGTTACACAAAGAAACAGAAATAAGAGGGTTGCGTGATCGTATATATAACGCAACACTCGAAAGTGTTTATATGAAGTTTGAAGAAGGAATTACTCGTGCTAGTACATTCTGTAGAGACTGTGAGCAAAAGTTGTTTACAATTAATGCAGATGGAAGAATAGCAGGGTGTCCTAATTCGGCACCAACAGCACACTATGCACATATTAATGATAGTATCGAAAGTATATTATATCATCCTGGACGCATGTGTAATATTGCAGCAGAAATGAATAGAAACCCCAAATGCTACGAATGTCCTGTACAATTTTTCTGTGGTGGAGATTGCTATAAACTTGCATGGGAGGGCGATGTATGTCCTGCTCCTAAGAAACTAATGATGGAATTAGCATAATGGATTTAATTATTAAACCTACTGAAGCGTGTAACTTTAAATGCACATTTTGTTCTAGTACAGACATTGATCCTGAAAATGCAGGACAACTAGATCATGATTATATTTTTAGATTCTTAGATAGATATCCTGATACAAACACTATTATTGTAAATGGCGGTGATCCTCTTATGATGGATCCTAGCTACTATTGGAAGATAATAAAGTATCTTGATGATCACAATTATCCATCAACTATTAGCTTTACTAGTAATCTGTGGCCGTTTTACGTAAAGCCTGAGAAATGGGTAGAATTATTTAATCATCCTCGAATGGGAATTTCTACTAGTTTTCAATATGGCGCAGGACGCCTAAAAGGCGACCTAAGTATCTTTACTGAGGAAGACTTTTGGAATGTTTCAGATAAGATGTTAGAGCTTTGCGGTTATCGTCCTGAGTTTATTGCTGTTATCGACGACATGAATGAACACACTGCTATTAAAACAGTAGAACTTGCTAAGAAGATGGATGTAGTATGTAAAATAAACTATGCTATGGCAAGTGGAGAACAAGGCTACACATATAGACTAAGCAAGATTTATAAATTATATCTTGACATATATAATGCCGGGTTAGGTGATTGGGAATATAACGTTCAACAAATGATTAGGCGGCTAGCATCTGATACAACAACGTGTCCACAAAATAGAATGTGTGATAGCGGCATACGTGCGTTCAATCCTGGTGGTGATTATTATAGTTGCGGTAGTTTAGGCGACGATAAAGATTATCCAATTGACTTCGAATATGAAATGTCCGGAGGATTTGAAACTCCGTTACAACATGACCCAGAAATACAAACTATGAAAATGGCTTGTTATACGTGTCCTATGTTTAAAATATGTAACGGATGTCGTAAGACTGTTAGAGATCACAAGCGTGAAGGTCAAGTAGAAGATCACTGTTTTGAAATGAAGCAACTTGCTCCTGATATATTAAAACTTAATGGAAAAGATCCTAG